CAACTCATTCATCTGTGTTCCAAACGAGGTGATGTTGTGGCTCCGCATCTTATTCCGTTCTGCCCACATATTGTACTTCTCCAACCATGAGGTGGTACGTAGGAGCGGCTCCTCAAAGTCTTCCTCTGCATTCGCCACCCAGGAGAGAATAGGGTTCACCGATGACTGTTTCATCTCCTTGTATAATGCCGTCTTAGGACGCTTGGTGTGGTCAAAGTTGCTCAGGTCTCGCTGCATGAGAAACTCGTAAAACGCTCGGGCCATACCTGGTTGCTTCAAATGAGCATGGAGCGTCTTGAAATAGTTGATGTTCTGTCGATGCTCGGATGACGATTCGAAAATACAGAAGCGACGGTCTGAGTGGCTAACGACCAACGCATCACGATTGTTGGTTGTCATAAAGAGACGAGAGTAGCTATTTTCAGCAACTGCATCTTTACCCTTTCCTTCAATGCGAATGCGACCATTGGTGATGATACGCTTCAAATCTTCGATGTATTTTTTGATAATCTTATTGTCTACCTCATCGCTATGGATTAGCATCTTGCCCACTAATTCAGAATTAAACCCCTTGAACATGTTTTCAATTTTTCCTACTTTGTAATATTGATGATAGCCGAGAACATATTGCCCAATCCAATCCACCAGAATGTCCTTTCCTGCTCCCTCTTCTGCATAGAGCAGAATTGCCATACCTGGAAGCGTTCCAGGTTGCTGTACAATCTGTCCAAAGAAATTGAGGAGAAAATCCGTTCCTTCTTGGTTATGCCCTGACATAACAGAAAAATGGTTAAGAATAGGGGTAATGTCGACCTTTTCCTCCTCTTGAAACGTTGCCTCGGCGGGAACGAATCGATTGTATTCATCCTTGGGACATTCTGCTTGATTCGGATAGAAACCGAAACGCTTGTATGTACGCTTAGACTTGTCAGACGACCAATGCTCATAGAATGACTTGGTCTTTATCTCACCTTTTTTATCCGTGTATTGGAAGTCGAGCGTCTTAATGACTTCACGGAATGAACTAGGCGTATAGATGACAATATTACGAGAACGTTGACGGACATAGGCTGGTTCAGGTTCTTCTACAAAGAAATGGTCTTGTTCCAACATCATCTTCAGCGATGCATAGCTCAATGGCTTGTATTTGAGGCGAATTTGCGTATAGTTATCCTCATTAGCGGATTTTGAAAGAAAGAGAAGCGAACCAATTGTCAATGTCTTCCCATCATGACGCTCAGACAATCCCTTCCAAAGGTCGCGTGTGGTACGGTCATCATGGTCTCGATTCTTGGATGACCATGCATTAAAAACAGCCAATCCATCACGACCCAACACATTGTAGACAATCTGCGCCATCTTGTACCAATCGTTCCAATTCGTTGTATCATTGGGGATGTTGTTGATATGGTCAATCACTTCATCATATTCAATGGTACGATTCATTTCATTGGTGATTTTTTCCTCTTGGGCGCGTTCTTGTGCTTTCTGTGCTTCTCGTTGTTGCTGAGGGGTGGTGGATACAAAATGGCCGACATATTCCCATGTTCGCGGATGCTCTTCTACATCGTGAATGCTTGACCCAGGCTTCAAAGAGATATAGGAATATTTTGTACCCTCGAACTCATACGATGACCCCTCGGCGATGATGTGGTCTACAATGACATCGACCTCTCCCTCGCCATTAATGAACCACGATTCGCCACCTTCTATTTTCACTGCATCCGCGAGCGTGGTGCCTTCTTCCAACTCAGGAACTTTGAAATAGGCATGAATACCCTTAGAACCCGTCTCGACAATGTATTCGCTGCACTCATAAAGATTGGTCCATGCGGCAGGGTGGAGCGCCTCTTGAGCGGTCTTTCCGTTCTTGGGGTCAATGTCGATGACATACATACCCGCCTTCTTCAAATCAAGGAACCACATGGTAGGGACTTCATCAGTAATAGTCTTTTTAGCATTCTTGGCTTCCCATCGCTTCTTCTTGTTCCATCCAACATGCGGAACAGGGCGACCCTTGCTCACTCTGCCCTTCTTCTCATCATATAATGGGTTGCACTTAATAGCCGACATGGGGACATCGTGTTCTTTAGCAAAAGCGAGTACATCGTGGATAGGCATCTTGCTTGTCTATCCATAATATAGAAAATAATCTTTAGGTTTTTACCCGGAGAGATTTCCATCAAGATTTTCGACCGGAGGGATTTTGCGTGGTCGACCCCGTGGACGTTTGGGGAGGATTTCAGGCTCAGGCTCCTTTGGGGTTTTTTTAGATACGTATCGTCGTTTGTGCTTCTCACGGTACTTTTCACGATGGCTCTTGACCAGAGCGAGTGCATGTAAAACATCATCAATAGTAATTCCATCCGTTAAGGTATGAGATTCAGAATCATCTTTGATGAGGAGAACCATTCTATTTATTACCCAGAGTATTTTTTTTAGGTTCAAATCTCACCCCTACCAGAGAAGCCACTTTGCCAATGCTTCCCCTAGGCTATCTCTCGTGTGCCGTTGATGATAACGTGTTCGATGTTGTTCCGCGATGATTTTACCGTCTTCTTGTAAGAAAGTAGGATAGTCCTTGAATTGGATATCGCCAATGGATGCCACCTTTTTCCCGTTCTGATAGACATCTATCTTTTTACCTTTACGAGTGGATGGCTGCACCTCTACACCAATCGCCTTAGCTTTCCTCTTGGTATATTCCGTGATGACATACATTCTATCTATATGAAAGAAAAATCCATATTCTTTTTCTATCCCCTTATAAATGGCGGACTTGTCCAAATTGTTTAAGGCACATGACCATGACGTCGTGGATAACAAGGCACCGGTCCTTAAGAACACTAAGGCGGTTCAAATGATGATTGTGGGAGCGAAGAGGTCAGGGAAGAGCTCATTGATTCTATCATTGCTCTCTTCAACGAAGTTGTACAAGAACTACTTCCACAATATTTACATGATTAGCCCGAGCACCTCCGACGGGAAGATGACGCCGTTGATTCGAGAGCTCGAGGGTCAGGGGAAGTTTTATAAAGAACTCACTGAGGCGAACATCGAGAAGATTTTGAATGAAATCAAGGCGGAACAGGATGCACTGAAGATGAAGGAGAAGAAGCTCAAAAAGAAACTCCCCCCGATATACAATCTTTTGATTCTGGATGACGTGATGGCGGACCTGCCCCGCTCATTCAAAAAGAACAAAATCACTAGCCTCTTTATGAATGCACGGCACTTCTCCCTGAGCACTATGATTGTGAGCCAGGTATACAAAGGTGTACCCGCGCAGGTACGGAAACAAACGGATATCATCTATACCTTCCCCATCGTCAAGAAGGAGAAGGAGGCCATTATGGAAGATTGGGATGTTCCAGAGGCAGTCTTTGATGTTGCATTTGAGGATGAGAGCGACCATCCCTTCCTGACGGTGAACGTGGTCAGCAAACAACACCCCTGCTTTTTTAGGAAGATGCGCTCCATCGTACTAAGCGATTCAGATGACGAATAAATATCTACGGATAGAGTATAGGATGCTGTACCAATTCCCCATTTACTGGGATGACATCTCGGCATATACTGCGACATCATCTCTGACAGAAATCACCATACGCCGAGCCATCAATCTTTATGGTGGCCCGTACAAGTGCAGCGTGATTGGTTTCTCCTACAACGACAACCTCCCGAATGGTGTTGCCGCGGACAACCAAGACATCATCCAGATTCGCTCTAGCAAATTCGTATTCCCTGCCTTCTCCAGTCAGAACCTTCTCTTTACGAACCGTGAGGAGCATGTCCACCCAGGCATGAAAGGACACTATGAGTTCCGCATCGATGTTCTTGCGGGTGAAATTGACCTCACCATCAGCATCAAACAGTTTAACACCAACCGCACCGCCAACACCGCCGCCACCTGGAATGACTCGGGATTCATCGCAATGATTCTGAGCCTCGATATCGATGCATGCGAAGACAAACGCGCAGTCTATTAATTTCATTAAATCGTATATTTTACGAATAAATGAGAATAACAACAAATTTTTTATGGCTTTCACTCTAGCGCTTCACCTGCATGATTCCGTCGGCCTCGAACGCGAGCAATGTATCGTACAAACACAGCACATTGGCGATGTAGGTGGGGTTGTTGGAAAATCCTGTCAATTGCAAGTTGACGTTCGACACTGGGCTTCCGCCAAAAATGGTACCCGCATCATCAAACGAAGTGCAATCAAAACCAAGGGTGAAGTAGTTCGCGTTATAGGTCGAGAACGTGCTGATAGATGGTTGAATCACCGACGACTGGATGTTGTTGTGGAGGGCCTGTTTGAGCTGGATGAGCTGCATGACTGGGGTATCAAAAATCGACGAGTTCTTGACGTTGCCATCCAGATAAATTTGCGCGTTCACACCCGAACCCCACGCCGTCGACGCATCCGATGCACCGCGGACATATTGAATCGCGGTACCCGATGCATACGCTGCCGTGTCCAAAAGGCTTACAAAAATACTGCGCAATGAGGACGCGTTTAGGCCCAGCGTGTACGAGGAGAGGACCGAACGGTTAACCTGAACGTTGAGCCACGACTGAAGCGGCATGATGAATGGGTGGCCACCCTGGACCGCCGCACGTTCGGCCTCAATGAGGCTGTGCGGGACCTCGAGAATCTCATAGCAGAGAAACGCGTTGCTGACCTCAAAGTCAGCGGCGAACGTAGTAGCTCCAACAGTGATACCACGAGCAAAGGCA